ACCAAATCCCCACATCCCCCCTACAAGGGGCGGGTACTGGAGGTAGCGAACCCGGATTCTGTGCCGCCTGTGGTGGCTCCACGGGTCAGGAAGGGCATGGTTCTGCCGCGTCTGGAGACTCCCCGAACGCCGCGGGTGAAGAGTCTGGGGCCGGACGCGATTGACTGGATTAACAAGAGCGGGATTCTCGGTGGCGCGTGCCTGTTGCCGTGGCAGGAGTATGCGATCACCCGGGCGCTGGAGTTGAAACCGGATGGGTCGCTGCGTTGGAAGACTGTGGTGTGGACTGTCGCCCGCCAGTCGGGGAAGTCGTGGGCGGTTCGGGCGTTGGCGTGGTGGCGTATCCACCAGTCAGCCCGGTTTGGTGAGCCGCAGATGATCCTGCACATGGCCCAGATGATTGATACGGCGGTCGAGGTGTGGACCCCGGCAGCCACGCGGGCGATCGAATTGCATGGTGCTAAGGCGGTGAAGTGGGGTCGGGGGACTGAGGAGATCATTCTCCCGGACCGGGTGGGCCGTTGGAAGTTGCAGGCCGCATCGAACCGGGCCGCGGTCGGATTCTCACTCACCAGTGCGATTGTGGATGAGGCGTGGGCGGTGGACGCCGGGATCGTCCACAACGGGGTGGAACCGGCCATGCTCGCCCGCCGTGAGGCCCAGTTGTACCTCGTGTCTACTGCCGGTGAGGCCTCCTCGACCCTGTTGAAGGACTACCGGGCGCAAGCCCTGGCCGACAAGGACGGCACCGGGGACGTCCTCCTGGTGGAATGGTCCTCACCTCCGGAGGCCCCGTACGACGTCCCATCGACGTGGAAGTGGGCTTCCCCGTGGTGGACGAAGCAGCGTGAGCAGTTCCTGACGTCGAAACTGTCATCCATCCCGGAGGCACGGTTCAAGGCGCAGTACTGCAACCAGTGGCAGCAGGCGATCAACGGCTGGATCCCCCGCTCCCTGTGGACAGCCACCGCCAGCACAGATGAGCCCGCCGGTCGCCCTGACGTGGTCGCCGTCGAGGCCAGTGCGGGGCATGAACGGTGGGCAGCAGTAGCCGCATGGACCGTGGACGGCACGATCACCGTCCGCACCCGCGCCTCCATCTCCCCAGCCGACGTGTGGCAATGGGTCGAGGCCTACCGCCCCCACCGGTTGCTCATCGGGCCGTCCGTAGCAGCGACCTACAACCGGCGTGCCCGGTTCGAAATGGTCACCGGAACCGACACCAACCGCCTGTTCGACTCCGTCAACCGGCTGATCCACGACCGGCAACTCATCCACCACCCTGCTGACTCTGACCTGACGGACGCGGTCGGGTTCGCCGTCCCCGCCGTCTCGAACACCGGGATGCACCTGTCCGTCCTCAAATCGACGGGCCCAGTCGAGGCGGCACAGGCGTTGGTGATGGCTGCAGGGTCCCTGCTGACACCCGGGGCCACCCGCCCAAGTGTCAGATCCGCGTGATATAGGGCCTCTAGGTGTACGGTGCACCTATGGCGCTATGGCCGACGAGGGCTCGGGCGTCTGTCGCTGACGCCCAAACCCGCCTGCAGGTGCGGGAGATCATCCCGGGTATGCGCGTATTCGTACCCTCCTGGCAGGAATTCGCGTCGTATTCCGAGCTCTACGCCCTCCAGGTGCCAGCGTTGACACGGGGTGTCCGCCTGATCTCGGGGACTGTCGCACAGTTGCCGCTCGAAACGTGGCAGGGCCAAGCCAACATCGACGTGGACACCCCGCAGCCGGGTGTCGCCCGCTGGGTGACGATGCAACGCACCGCGCAGGACCTGGTCCTCCACGGCTACGCCTACTGGCGCAGGACAGTGGGCGGTGTCGTGTGGATGCCCGCCGCTGAGACGACCCGCACACCCACCAACACCGTCACCGACTCCCACGGCCACGAATACACCATCGCGGACCCCACCAAGGACCCCGTCAACGGTCAGGTGATCGCGTTCACCGGCTACCGCGAGCCCCTCCTGACGATCGGTTCGGACGCGATCATCACCGCGATGGCGATCGAGGCGGCGTCCCGCGTGTACGCGGAGACCCCATCCCCCAACGCCGTCCTCAAGAACACCTCCAACTATGAACTGGATGACGCGGAAATCGACACCCTCCTCGCGAACTACAAGGACGCCCGCAAGGATTCCAACGTCGCCTACCTCAACGGTGGCATCGACCTGGTCGCTACCGGGTTCGACGCCGTGCAGACGGCCCTGGTGGAGCAGCGCAACCAGTCCTCGCTCGCGATGGCCCGCCTGCTAAACCTGGACCCCTCATGGGTCGGCGCCAGTGTCGCGGGATCCTCGCTGACCTACTCCAATCGGATTGATCTGCGAACCGACCTGTACGGGCTGACCCTCACCGACTACCTCCTGCCCATAGAACAGCGGTTGGGTATGCCCGACATGGGTGGCGCAAAGGTCCAATTCTCGGCATCAGAGTTCCTGCGTGCGAACCTCCCCGACCGGGTCACGATGGCCGTCGCTTTGGTGGCGGCGGGAATCCTCACCACCGTCGAAGCCCGTGCATTCATCTCAGACGAACCCACCGGAGGAGCAGTATGAACCCGACCATGCTCCGATCCCGCCGCACCCGGAAGCCACGCACCCGGTACGTACTGGAAATGCCCGGCGAAACGAGCGCTGAGGCCGCTTACGACGCCATACGCATGTTCCGGCAGGCGCTGCAATCCCCCCGGCAAGTCCTCGTCGCGGCGGGCTGCACAGTGAAGGAGATTCGCGCATGAGCGTATATATCCGGGACTACCCAATGACGTTGACCGTCCGGGAAGACGTAGACCTCCCCGACGGTGTCGCCGCGATCCTGTCCGGCATCGCCGTCCCCTACAACACGCCCACAGAGATCGGCCCCGGACTGCGTGAACAATTCGCCCCAGGCTCGTTCGACGTAAACGACGTCATCGGCAAGCCAATGGCGTGGCGTCACGGTGAACCCATCGGTGTCATCCGGGAAGCACACAACGAGGACCACGGCCTGGTCATCGACCGTGCTGATATCGCCGACACCGTCGTGGGCCGTGACGCGACCACCCTCACCAAGCTCGGCGGGATGGGTCTGTCAGTCGGATTCCAGCCCGTATCGAACGCGAAGACCCCCGGACTGATAACCCGGATGAAAGCCGCCCTGCACGAGTTGTCGTTAACGCATCTACCTGCTTATGCCACCGCTGGCGTGAGCTCGATCCGAGAGGAAGAAACCATGCCAGAGACCACTGAGGTCGAGACCGCTGTGGTCCCGGCACCTGATACCCGTGAGTTCGTCACCCGTGACGCGCTCGCCGCCGTGGAGCGCCAGATCGACGCCCTCGCCCACATCGCACCCGTCAACACGAACCCACTCGCCCAGTACCGCACGGTGGGCGAATACCATCACGCGGTCCTCGCTGGTACCGCTGAGGTTCGCGCCCTGGTGGATCAGGTCACGGGCGACAACCCCGGCCTGATGACCCCGAACTGGCAGACCAACGTCCGGGGCATCATCGACCGTGGCCGCCCGTCGATCACTGCCCTCGGAACAGAGTCGCCCGGTACTTCCGGGATGGACATCAACTGGCCCTATTTCGACGGCGATTTGGCCGCGATTGTGGAGGAGCAGTTGACGGAGAAGGCGGAAGTCAACTCCGTCAAGATCTCGTTCAAGAAGGGTTCCGCGTCGCTGCGGACCTGGGCGGCAGCATCGGATATCTCCTTCCAGTTGCTGCAGCGGTCCAACCCGTCCTATCTGGAAGCCCACAACCGGGTCATGCTCGCCTCGTACAGCGCGGTCACTGCGAACGTGTTCGCTGATGCCCTCGTCGCCGGTGGCACCGCCTCAGCCGTCGATTACGATCTGGCAGCCGATACGACGGGTGCCCTGTTCCGGGCCGCCGTGTTCGCGGCATCCCTGGAAGTGGACGCCGCTACAGGTGCCCCCGCCTCGGTGGTCCTCGTCGCCCCGAACGTGTTCACCAAGGCGGGTGGCTGGTCCGACCTGACCCCGCAGCCGTACGGCACGATGAACGTGGGCGGCACCGCAACGGCGTCCACCCTGAACGTGTCCGTTTCCGGGCTGCGCGTGGTCCTCGACCGTAACCTGGCCGCCGGGACGATCATCGTGACGAACGACCTCGCCGCGAAGTGGGTGGAGGATGGTCCGCGCCTCATCGACGCCGTCAACGTCGCACAACTGGGTCAGGACGTCGCCGTGTACGGGTTCGGTGTCCCCGTCCTGTACATCGCTGCTGGTGTCGTCAAGATCACGAACCTCGCCTAAGCCCCTCCGGGCCGGTGGCCGGGTCCTTTCGCGGGGGCCCGGTCACCGTTAGACAAGAAAGGGGACGTGATGTGGGCAACCGTTGACGACGTGGCCGCGCACATGCGGGTCCCCGCCGACGACTACATGGCGTCCAAGCTCGACGTCGCCCTGGACTGGGCCGCGAGGAAGCGCCCCGACCTGGACAGGTACACGGAGCAGAGCTTTGCGATCCGGGAAGCGGTGTGCCGGTACACGGCGCAACTGATCCGAACCGGCTCGAGCCCGCAGTCCCCGGGGTATCCCACCGACGTCGTTGAGCAGTCGTGGGACGACTGGGCGCGGATCACCGACCTCATCGGACGCCGTTTGGTAGCCCGATGAACCTCAACCTGTGGCATGTGGCTATCTGGGCGATCATCTGGCTGGCCGGGTACAAGGTCGGCAGTCGCGCATTCCTCGCGTACACGCGCCGACCCGGCGACGGACGGCACACGCAATGACGCTTGTAACTGATCTGGACTCGTGGGCGTCCACGTTGGCGACCGCCGTGTCATTGCCCGCGACCCGTGACCCAGATTTGGTCCTCCCGCCGTGCATCCTGGTGGGGTTGCCGGAGATCACTGCCGTCACCCTGACCGCTGTCACCTGCACTGTGCCCGTGTGGCTGGTTGCTGCCGGTACGGGGAAGCCCGCAGGGGACCAGCTCCTCACAAGCATCCTCACCTTGCTCAATCAGCCCGACATGGTCCACGCCGCCTCCGATACCACGATCACCGTCGCTGGGGTCGATTTCCACGCCTACGCCTGCACCGCCCGTCTACAGATAACCCTCTAGGAGAAGTCATGGCCGTTAATTCCCTCGCCGGGGCGCTGTTCACGTTCGGTGTCGGCGCTGTCCCCACCATGTACACCACGCAGATCACCGACGGCACCATCACCGCGACCCCCACCGTGGAACGTGTACGGACCCTGGGGCCGGATGCCGCCTACGTCGGCACCGACCTGCAGCACACCGCTGACGTCAACTTCCTGTACGACGAGTCAACAGGGTTCTACGCCGCCCTGGACACCGCGACGCTGACGAACGAAGCCCTCGCCGTGACGATCACCGGGGGTGTCGGCACCTGGTCCGGGACCCTGTACGTGACGGCCCTGTCAGTGTCGTACGCCGCTGACGGTCTCGCGACCTGTTCCGCATCGTTCGACGGCACCCTGACGTTCGCCTAAACCCAGTCATGGCTGACCGGTTCGACGTGACGGGTCTTACGGCGGTCAAGCACGTCCTGAGCACGATCGCGAAAGAGGACCTGAACGAGGCGCGGAAGGAAATCCGTACCGCA